AGCACACCGCAATGTTTCCTTAAAGGATCGTGATCCAGGGGCATTGCCTTTACAAACAGTACAGAAACTAAAGAGTAAATTATATGCCTAAAGTTGCATTAGTAGAAACTAAGAAAAGTAGAACCAATTATAAAAAAGAGTTTGACGAAGCGTTTGAGTTTGATCAGTATCAGCTTTGCTCTGATCCTACTCTTAAAAAAGTATTAAAACGAGACTGCGACATCGAGATTGATGTAGATGCGTACGATTGGCTAATACTTGTGGGAAGTGATGCTCTTAAATACTTCACCCCCATCAACTCAGTTACAGAATATTCTGGTAAGAAAGTAGAAGAGAAGTTCTTACCTGTCATTAACCCTGCCATGCTTGCTTTCAAGCCAGAGGCTAAAAGAACTTGGGAAGATTCCAAAGCAAGTATTATTGGTTACATCAAAGGTGAGATCGAAGATACTATTATTACAACACATAATGCCTGGGGTATTCAAGATACCTCCGAAGCAAATGCTTTCTTCCAAGCAGCTATCGACGCTCCCAGCCCTTATGTTGCACTCGATTCCGAGACTACAGGACTATACCCACGTGATGGGCATATGCTTGGTTTATCTCTATCTTATGAGCAAGATCGCGGAGCCTATATTGATACAGAGTGCCTAGATGAAGAGTCAGAGCGGTTATTGCAAGAACTATTTGATAAAAAAGTAGTAATCTTTCATAACGCAAAGTTTGATTTGGCATTCTTTGAGTACCACTTTAACTTTAAGTTTCCTAGGTTTGAGGATACAATGCTACTGCATTATCTTATTGATGAGAACCCTGGCACACACGGACTTAAACAGTTAGCTATTAAGTATACCGTATACGGAGATTATGAGAAGCCTATGTATGACTGGATTGCGGATTACCGTAAACAGCATGGCATTCTTAAAAATGATTTTAACTGGGGAGACATTCCCTTTGACATTATGAAACTGTATGCAGGCATGGATGCTGCCGTTACCTTCTTACTTTACGAGAAGTTCGTAAAGATTAAGCAAAACAAGCGTCTAGCAAAAGTATATGATAACATACTAATTCCTGGTTGCCGTTTCTTAACGGACATTCAAGACAATGGCGTACCTTTTGACAAGCTCCGACTAGTAAAGTCTCAGTCTCTTATGCAAGAACAGATCGACGAAGCAGTTGTAGAGCTATACAAAGACCCTGCCATTAATAAATTTGAGAAAATAAATGGAAAAGATTTTAATCCTAACTCTACTGTTCAGCTTCGTAGTTTGTTGTTCGACTTTGTTGGGCTCAATCCTACTGGCAAAAAGACTGGCACTGGAGCACATTCTACAGATGCGGAAGTTCTTGAAGCACTCGGGCAACAATCCCACATCCCAGGACTTATCCTCAACATTAGACAGAAGTCCAAGATTAAAAATACTTATCTGGACAAAATCTTACCGCAGTTGGATAGAGATAGCAGACTCCGTACAGGTTTCAACCTGCATGGTACTACTAGTGGCAGGCTTAGCTCTAGTGGTAAACTTAACATGCAACAACTGCCTAGAGATAACCCTATTGTAAAAGGTTGTATCAAAGCAGCGCCAGGACATAAAATTGTCGCAATGGATTTAACAACAGCAGAAGTATACGTAGCCGCAATTCTAGCAAAAGATACTGCATTGATGGACGTATTTAAGTCGGGAGGCAACTTCCACAGTACAATTGCTAAAAAAGTATTTAGACTACCTTGTCCTGTAGAAGAAGTAGCTGAGAAGTTTAGTACCCAAAGACAGGCGGCAAAAGCCGTAACATTCGGCATCATGTACGGTGCAGGGGCTAATAAAATCAGTGAACAGGTCACAAAAGATAGTGGTAAACCTTTTACTAAGACAGATGCTCAGGAAGTTATTGATGAGTATTTTAACGCTTTCCACAAGTTAAAAGCGTGGATTGAAGATAACCAGAAATATATCCAACAAAATGGGTTTATTTACAGCTTCTTCGGAAGAAAAAGGAGACTACCAAATGTCGCTTCGACGGACAAAGGCATACAGAGTCATAGCATTAGGAGTGGTCTTAATTTTCTGGTGCAGTCTGCTGCTTCTGATATTAACCTTTTAGGTGCTATAGACATGAACGCATGGATTAAAGCCAATAATAAGAAGGCTCGTATCTTTGCACTAGTACACGATTCCATTCTTGCAGAAGTACCAGAAGGTGAAGTAGACGAATATATGGAGAAATTAGCTTCGTTTATACAGATGGATAGAGGTCTTTCTATTCCTGGCGCTCCAGTAGGCTGTGACTTTGAAATTGTACATGAGGATTATTCGGGCGGTAAGTTCGAGAAAATGTATGCTGCTAACATATAAAGATTTTAATAAAATAGCATTCCCCGCATTCTTACTAGAATCGGGGAACTGGGAAAGAGTAGATGGCTTGCTTTTTTGTGACGGTCAAGTAGTAGACGATACTAACCAGCCAGGCACTACTCTTGGAGCGCGCAGAGTGCAGTCTCCTATGAAGGATCAGTATGAGTTGAAAAAGGCTGTAACTGCTCCGAATGGTTTAATGAAACAAGGTACTAAGTGTTTTGTAGATAATACAGGAATGCCGTTTATATACGATAAAACTTTGTTTTGCAAGTTAAGCTATTTAAAAATTCGTAAGATTCAGCGTAAGGATTCTGCTACGCTTATATGGGTAAAGGGACACAACGCTCCTTTTACCGTACCACGCCCTCCCGAAGATGGAAAATCTTGGGCAGGGGTTCTGCATCTACATGGACTTCCGTGGATGCTTTATGAGTATTCTGATGAGAAACTCAAAGACACTAGAAAGAAAGTATAACTATGGCTAAAAAACGAAAAACTCTAGCAGGTGTGAACTTTGAATTAAGAGAGATCGAACCTTTAACACGAAACCAACTGAAAGCATTTGATGCAGCAGATAACTTAGTACTTCATGGATTGGCAGGTACAGGTAAAACGTTTATATCCTCCTACCTTGCGTTCGATGATATGACGAAAGGCGAGTATCAAAAGCTAGTAATTATACGAAGCGCAGTACCTACTAGAGATATTGGGTTCCTGCCAGGCACTGAGAAAGAGAAAGCCTCTGTATACGAAGAGCCTTATAAAGACATTGCAAACGACTTATTTGGTCGTGGAGATGCTTATGAGATTCTTAAACAGAAAAATTTAGTAGAATTTATGACCACTTCTTTTATTCGTGGTATTACTCTACGAGATGCTATTATTTTGATTGATGAGTGCCAAAATATGTCTTTCCATGAGCTAGACTCTATCATCACTCGCATGGGTGAGAATTGTAGGGTTATTTTTTGTGGAGACTTCCGACAAGCTGATCTGAGGGGGAACGGTATTAAGGATTTCTTTCAGGTATTGAAACGTATGGGTCTTTTCACCTTTGTAGAGTTTGAGGTAGAAGACATTGTGCGATCCGAGTTTGTCAAGACCTATATTATTGCTAAGAACGAACTTGAACTATGAAAGCAGTCATAAGTCACAGAATTTATATGGAATGCGGTGCTGATCTTCAAGAGAAGATTGACAAAGAGCTGACATATTCTATTCCTACGCACAACCCGTTAGATCCACCCCAAGTTATCAAAAACATGGGCATTATTCGTAACGGGTTGGTGTCACTACCAATAGGGCGAACGGATTTGATCCCAGAGCACTATGAAATAGTCGATAAGCGTATAAGTAAGCCTGTGGACTTTCCTGAGTTTAAGTTTGATTTACGACCAAGCCAAAAGAAGGTTTATGATGAAATCGAAGACAATAGTATAATTAACGCATGGGTCAGTTGGGGTAAGACATTTACAGGTCTTGCTATCGCAGGCAAGCTAGGTCAAAAGACTCTCGTTATTACCCACACTGTCCCTCTGCGAAATCAGTGGGCAAAAGAAGTAAAGAAAGTCTATGGTTTTGAACCAGGCATCATAGGCAGTGGTAGATTTGAAATTGACGCTCCTATCGTGATTGGCAATACTCAAACTTTATACCGCAATATCGAGAAGATTCGTAAGGAATTTGGAACTATCATACTTGATGAGATGCATCACGTTAGTAGTCCCACCTTTAGTAAACTTTTAGATACAAATTACTGTAGATATAAGATTGGTCTATCGGGTACTATAGAAAGAAAGGATGGAAAACACGTTGTGTTCAGAGATTACTTTGGTAATACTCTTTTTAAGCCACCTAAAGAAAACTATATGACCCCTACAGTACATATTGTACCCTCAGAGATTCGTTTCATGGATGGTGCAAGGATTCCCTGGGCTAACAGAGTAACAAAACTAGCTACTGATGAAGAATATCAACATACAGTAAGTATGCTTGCCGCGGCCTACGCCGCAAGAGGGCATAAAGTGCTAGTAGTAAGTGATCGTGTTAGCTTTTTGAAAAGATGTGCAGAACTCACTGGAGACAAAGCAATTTGTGTAACTGGTGAAGTGTCTCACGAAGATCGAGAAACGCTTGTAGATGAAATTCTCTACGGGGATAAAGAGGTTCTCTACGGAACGCAGGCAATTTTCTCAGAAGGTATATCGGTTGATACACTAAGCTGTCTCATACTTGGTACACCTGTAAACAACGAACCCTTACTCACACAGCTAGTGGGCAGGGTAATTCGTAAAAAAGAAGGTAAAATTTCTCCGGTCATCATTGATATTCACCTTAAAGGGAACACTGCTCGCAAGCAGGCTTCTAATAGGGTAGGATTTTATATGAAACAAGGCTGGGAAATGAAATACCTATAAAAAAATATTTCTTGACAACTTACTTAAACTTCGGTATAATATATGCTCTTATTTGATTGGAAGAAGATTTACGATACGGCAGAGGGAAGCATTTCCACCTGTAATATGATTATGGCTATGCTTATAAAAAAGCAGATCCCTAAGAATAAGTATGACCCTATCTATAAATTTTCTCAGAAAAACTTTTCAGGAACCAGCTTTCTGCTACATCCAGAATTTCTTCTGTACCATTCTTATAAGTACACAAAACGAGAGATAGTTACATACTACGCCCTGGCTTCTTTACGGAGCTATAGCGACTATTTGGCATCTCAGAAACTAACGCTAGATCCACTACACTGTCCTGTGGATTTGGACGAAATCAAAGATAATAGGCTACTCATAGTATTACCGGACGAAATAACGTTCATCTATGAAGAAGTCACACTGGAGACTATACACTAATGGCACTATCATTTAACAAACAAACGGGCGGAGCCCAAAAATCATCAATCGACACCTTTCAATACGTAGACGGCGATAACAAAATGCGCGTAGTTGGCGACATTCTTGCACGCTATGTTTACTGGATTAAAGGCGAGAACGATAAAAATATTCCAATGGAGTGTCTATCTTTTGATAGAAATTCCGAACGATTCAACAATGTAGACAAAGACTGGGTACGTGAGTACTATCCCGATCTTAAATGCGGGTGGAGCTATGCTACACAGTGCATTGACGGCGGTAAAATCAAAGTAGTAAACCTTAAGAAAAAGTTGTGGGAGCAAATTATTACTGCTGCCGAAGATCTAGGTGATCCTACTGATCCTGATACTGGTTGGGACATTTGTTTCAAGCGCGTAAAGACTGGGCCGTTACCTTACAATGTTGAATATCAACTACAAGCACTTAAGTGCAAACCTCGTCCATTGACTGACGAAGAGCGTACTCTAATTGCTGATCTAAAATCTATGGATGATGTAATGTCACGCCCAACACCTGACGCTCAGAAAGAGCTTCTTGATCGTGTACGCAATGACGGCAACGAGAGCGATGATGAGCTGCTAGAGCAAGAGTTTAATGTAGGATGATTCTCTTCACGGCAGACTGGCACATAAAACTGGGACAAAAGAATGTTCCTATAAAGTGGGCTACAAACCGTTATCAGATGTTCTTTGACCAAATCTATGAGTTAGAGAAAGATTGTAATATGCACATAATCGGAGGCGATCTCTTTGATCGTCTTCCGAATATGGAAGAGTTGGAACTTTACTTCAAGTTTATTCGTGGAGTAAAGATTCCGACTATTATTTATGATGGGAACCATGAAGCTACAAAGAAGAACAAGACGTTCTTTACACAGCTTAAACAAGTGTCACGCGACATAAACCCTTTAATAAATGTAGTAGACATATCGTATGTAGATACGGATCTTGGCTACGGCATATTACCCTACGCAGATATACATAGAAAAGGTGCTATAGACCATTTTGATAAGAGTCAGCCCTTATTCACCCACGTTAGAGGAGAGATTCCTCCACACGTTAAACCAGAGATAGACTTAGACTTACTAGGGGATTTTCCTGTAGTATTCGCAGGAGATTTACACTCTCATAGTAACACGCAAAGAAATATTGTATATCCAGGAAGTCCCATGACCACATCATTTCATAGGAATAAGGTAAAGACCGGATACCTATTGATAAATGAGAACAACTGGGATTGGATGTGGGAAGAGTTTAGGCTTCCTCAACTACTTCGTAAGACAGTATCAAATCAAGATGATATGGTAGCTACTGATTTCGATCACACTATATATGAGATTGAAGGAGATATACAAGACCTTGCCTCCGTAAAGAATACTGATCTACTAGATAAAAAAGTAGTAGTAAGGAAATCTGAAGCAAGTCTGATAATGAGTAAAGAGATGTCCATACAGGACGAGCTAGTAGAGTATCTAAACTATATTCTTGAAATAAACCCTGATAAAATACCAGACATAATAGGCACATATAATGATTACATTGCAAATACTGAAATGGGATAACTGCTTTAGTTATGGTTCTGGTAATGAGTTAAAATTAAATGACAATTCGCTAACACAGATTCTTGGTACTAACGGCATGGGTAAGTCATCTATACCGTTAATTATCGAAGAAGCGTTATTTAATAAAAACTCAAAAGGTATTAAAAAAGCAGATATACCAAACCGTTATGTAAATAATGGTTATGGTATATCTCTTTCCTTTACTAAAGATGATGACAGCTACCAGATAACTATTAATAGAAAGAGTAGTATAAAAGTTAAACTAGAGAAGAATGGAGAGGACATCTCTAGTCATACGGCTACCAATACTTACAAGACACTTCAGGAGATTCTTGGAGTAGACTTTAAAACATTCTCTCAGCTAGTATATCAAAATACGAATGCAAGTTTACAGTTTTTAACTGCTACAGATGCAAATCGTAAAAAGTTTCTTATTGATCTATTACACCTAGAGAAGTATGTTGAGTTGTTTGATATATTTAAAACAGCTTCAAAAGAGGTATCTTCAGTATCTTCTTCGATAGCAGGGAAACTTGCAACTGTTGAGAAATGGTTAGAAGATAATAAATTGAATGATACATCCATACTACCTTTGTTGGATTTAGAAGTTGATACATCTGAAGATGAGAAGACTTTCCGTTCTCTCACGACACAGATTGAAAATATTTTGGAAAAAAATAAAAATATCCAAAAAAATAATCAATATAAAGACCTATTGGATAAGATAGATATAGAAGAAGTCAACTCATCAAAAGCACAGTATCGGTCTTATGATGAGTTAAAAGAAGAAGTAGGTTCAGTAAGAGCAGTCGCTACGGGTGCTCAACGAACCTTACAGCAATTAGGGGAAATTCGTGACACTTGCCCTACGTGCGAGCAACCTATCGACAGTTCTGTCGAGAAGGCCATGAAAGAAACGGAGGAGCAAAAATATGAGGAATCTACAACAAGACTTAAAAGTCTTAAACAAGAAATTATCGACATTCAATCAGAAAATCTTGAGTTCGAGCGTTGTAACAAAGCTCGTAAAACTTGGGAAGACCTGTACCGTTCACATTCTGTCGACTTACCGGTCAATCTGTTGGATCAAGCAGAGCTTGAAGATAAGTTACAGAACGTTCAAAATAGCTTACGGGAAGCAAAAGACGAGCTATCAAGAATCTCTGCCGAAAACGAGCGATTAACCCGTCGAAATACCCGAATACAGGTAATACAAGAACAAACAGACGAGTTTATTGCTCAACTGGAAGAATACTCTGAGAAACTAGAGAAGAATCGTAAGCTAGAATCAAACCTTGATATACTCAAGAAGTCCTTTAGTACGAACGGTTTACTAGCATATAAAAT